ACCCGTTGGACTGATCTTATCAATCTCAACACCCAATGGGTTTCGGTTCCGCTCATAAGAGCCGTTCCGATAAACCAGCCCGCTGCGCAGCAGCAGGGCCCATTAGGCGGGGCCTTCTTAAGGCACTTCGCGTCGTCCAGCTGGAGTTTAGACTCCTGGGCGAGCTTCCTGAATTATCAGGCGCGACGTGTTTAGACCTTAGGAAGGATTGGGACCACAAGGTCCCCATCGTGATGCGGATGCCTACCCTTTCAAAGGGAGGTAAGACAAGGCGTCGTGTAAGATTATCGAAGATGACTTCAGCTCTTTTGAGCTGTAAGCGCATCTTTGACGCTCCTTGCATGACTTGTGATCACGGTAGGGGGCAGGTGGCAAAGGAAGAGTGGGCTGATCGAATGGCTGAGACTCCTAATGAGGTGAAAGGCACTTGGTGCCATGATCCTTATTGGTTGTTGAGGAGGCATGTTCGATCTCTCGCCTTCGGGTGGGGCGAACGTTTGGAAAACGCTCGCAAAGAGTGTGTGGCGGGCGGGGTTAGGAGGAGTGAGAGTGGGGTTTACATCCCTGACCAGCAGGGGTGTTTTGAAACGCGTCAAGGTGAAGGTGGCACTCTTGCCACCGATCCTTCAAAGACTTCCATGGACGATTCGCTCGTCCGCTTGGGAGTCGCCAAGACTAAGGGAAAGCTTCGTGTCGTAACGATGCAATCCGCTCGCGTGAAGCGAGTCTTGACGCCTGTTCACAACGCCCTCTACGACCATTTGTCATCCTTCGGATGGCTGGTTCGTGGGGATGTGAAGAAGGAAGATTTCTTGGCCGTCCTGGATGACCGGAAGGAGGGAGAGGCTGTCATTAGTGGCGATTACGAATCCGCCACTGACAAAATCTACCTCCGTGCCGTCGATGTCATCGTGGACGAGCTTTCGAAGGATGGGGATTTGACGGAAGAAGAAAGAAGAGTCCTGAGAGGTTCCTTCCAACGCCTGCGTTGGATGAACACCTGCACGGGGGCTATCAGACCTATTCTTAGAGGCAGCATGATGGGGAATCTCGTGAGTTTCCCACTTCTGTGTCTCTTGAATAAGGCCTGCTTCGATATCGCCAGCGATATCGGACGGGGCAGCGGGGCCAACCGCGTCGGTCGTTTTAACGGCGATGACTGCTTGTTTGCAGGTGATCGGAAGTTCTTTTCCCTCTGGAAAGAGGTGACTGGAACTTTCGGACTTTGTGTCAATGTTGAGAAGACCGGCTACTCAAACATCTCTGCGGATTTGAACTCTCAAAGGTTCTT